GCCACATCAGCAACCAATTCTTCACTAACAATCGATGCTTATGGTCGTGTAACTGCTCTGAGTTCTGGTACTGCACCTGTCACCTCAATTACAGGTACAGCAAGTCAAATTACTGTAACTGGTACTACAACACCAACACTATCATTACCACAAAGTATTGCAACAGGTTCTTCCGTTCAGTTTGGTTCGTTTGGTGTAGGTACGGCCGCATCAGGTACGACTGGTGAGATTCGTGCAACAAATAACATCACCGCATACTACTCAGATGATAGACTTAAAACCAAATTAGGCAACATTGAAAGTGCTTTAGAGAAAGTAATGTCATTAAATGGTTTCTATCATGAAGCCAACGAAACGGCACAGGCACTAGGCTATGAAGTAGTTCGTGAGGTTGGTGTGTCAGCACAAGAGGTTAATGCAGTTCTACCAGAGGTTGTGGCACCTGCACCAATTGATCCTCAGTATATGACAGTTCGGTATGAGAGGTTAGTTCCTTTGTTGATTGAAGCAATCAAGGAATTGAAGTTGGAAATTGATACTTTAAAAAACTCCTAAATACTTAGTAGTAATTATATACAGGATATAAGATGGCTGCAGCCTATCAAGAGATTTTCTTAGAACAAGGAACTACATTTACCACTAATATCACACTAGATGATATTGATGGTGTGCCTTATGATTTAACTGGTACTACGGCTAAAAGTCAGATTCGTAAGTCCTATTACTCAGCCAACACAACGGCTGAGTTTGTTGTTACAATCAACACTCCTACCGATGGCACCATCCTACTTTCATTGAATTCAAATACGACCGCCAATATTGCTGCTGGTCGGTATGTGTATGATGTGGCCATTAAAGATACTGCAAACACCGTGACTAGAGTATTGGAAGGAATCGTGAATGTTATTCCCCAAGTCACCAAGTTTTAAGGAACAAATATGCCAGGTCAAGTAATTGGTACCGTCAATGTTCAAGTTAATAAACAACAGAATCAATCTGTTAGGCAATTAAACTATGGTATAAGAACACTTAAAAATTCTACCGACCTTTCTATGACTGGTGCGGCTGATTCTGATATTATTGCCTATCAAGCAAATACAAATAGTTTTGTTGTAAAACCTGTTTCAGGTTTAACAGTTGATTTGGATGCAGGATTCTTTTAATGGCCAATACAGTCATTCAGATTCTTCGTTCATATGCCAATCCGGCACCAGCAAATCTGGCGGATGGTGAGTTGGCCTACTCGTTTGTTTCTAATACACTTTTTATTGGAACAGCAAATAGCCAGATTATTCAAATAGGCGGTCCAAATTACATTGCCAACGTTACCATTAATACAGTTGACGGTGGTGGATTTTAATAAATAGACTTAATGGTACCATAATAACAATAATAAGAGAGAAAAAAGATGGCCAATACTAATATTTTAATCAAGCGAGCTGGGGTAGGTGGCGCAGGAAGACCTTCATCACTTCTTGCTGGTGAATTAGCATATTCTTATGCATCCAATACAATCTTCATCGGCTCACCTACAGGCAATGGCGTTGTCAATGTTGGTGGTCAATTTTATACCTCACAGATAGACAATGCTACTGATGCAGCTACTGGTTCTACACTAGTAAGGCGTGATGCCACAGGTAATGCATCGTTTAATTTCATCACTGCAAATATTATTGGTACCATTCAAGGTACTGCAAATGCTGCTCTCCAATTACAAAACTCAAGAAACTTTTCTATTGATGGTGGTGATATTACTGCCAGTGCAATTTCATTTAATGGTACTGGTGATGTAGTTCTTAATGCTTCTCTTGATACAGTACCTTCTCTCGGTGCTGGTACATACGGTTCGACAACAGCAATTCCAGTTATTCAAGTGGCCGCCAATGGTCGTGTAATGAATGTTACTACGGCAGCCATTTCTACATCATTTACAGTTGCGGCCGATTCTGGTGCCTCACAAACTGTTTCTGGTGGTGATACACTAACACTTGTTGGTGGAGATGGTATTACTTCTGTTGCAAGTGCAACCGATACCGTAACCTTCAATGTTGATAATACCGTTGTTCGTTCAAATACTGCAATTACAACGCAGACTATTGATGGTTCTTTAACTATTAATGGTAATTTGGCGGTTCTTGGTACTCAAACAACTATCAATACACAGACATTGAATGTTGCTGATCCAATGATTTACTTGGCAGCTAACAATACCGTTGGTGATGCTGTTGATATTGGTTTTGCTGGCACATATGAAGATGGAACTAAACGACATACTGGTGTGTTCCGTAATGCTGGCAATAAAGAATACTATGTATTCGATAACTACAACAAAGACCTCAATTCAAACAATGAAATTGATGTTGCTGATTCAAGTTTCAACAAAGCAAACGTTAATGCTGGATTTGTTAAAGCCAATGTAATTGCTACTACAATTGCAACCAATACAATCAATGCAACAGGTAATGTAACGGTTGGTGGTGCTTTAGTTGTTACAGGCGACCTTGTAATTGATGACCTACAAGTTGATACAATCACTGCAAATACATTAACACTTACCAATGCACTCACAGTACCAAATGGTGGTACAGGTCAAACATCATTTACTTCTGGCCAAATTGTTATTGGCTCTGGTGTAAATGGTCTTACACAGATTGCTAACTCGTCTGTTGCTATTGGTCAAACATTTGGTTCTGCTTCAAGTGTAGCTGCATTTGAAACGGATGTATACGGTCGTGTTGTTGCTGTATCAAACACTTCTATTGCAATCGCCACCTCACAAATTACTTCTGGTACATTAGGATATGACCGTGGAGGTACGGGATCAACAAGTTACACAACTGGTGGATTGTTAATTGCTGGTGCTTCTGGCTTTGGATCGCTTGCGAATACAACATATACACAAACTGGCACACTTGCTTCCAATAATACAATCACAAGTATTACTGTTGATACATATGGAAGATTTACTGCTGCTACTGTGGCTGCGATTGGTGGACTGACAGTTGGCCAAGGCGGTACAGGTCAAACATCATTTACAACCAATGGCATCATTTACGGTAATTCTACTGATGGTATGTTGGTAACTGCTGCTGCAGGTACAGCCGACCAAACTTGGTCGAATCAAATATTAACCGTTACTAATGCTGGTGTGCCTGTATGGTCTACAGCTTTAGATGGAGGCACATTCTAGTAGTGACTATATAATTGTTTATAATAGGAGTTTGAAATGGGAAATGAAAAATATTTGAATTATTATGTAGAAATACTAACCAATACACTAACCGATGCGGTTGTTAGGAATGTATCTCTACAAGCAAACGCAAGAATTTCTGAAGATGTTATTAATGACAAAGAAAAAACAATTGGAGATTTAAGTAAACAAATTAATAATTTAAATACTGAGGTTTCTTCTGTTAAAGAATCAAATCAACAGAGTGAAAATACTAAAGTTACTAATTTGGAAAACACAATCAAAGGTCATTTAGATACTATTAGTAATCTAACTAATCAGTTAGCTGAATTGAATAAAATGAAAGGTGAATATGAAAATATTAAACACCAAGTGAATCATGTTGATACTTTCAGAAATGAATTGGTAAAAGAACGAGATGAACACCAAAAGAGTCGTAACATTTATGAAAATAAGATTACAGAATTAAATACTCAAATTGAATATTTACAATTAACTCCAGCCAAGCGTAAAAAGTTAAATGAAGAACAAAATAAACAGGTGGAAGTAACAGAAATATTTTCTTCACTACCACTAGACGATATAACGAAAGATGGTGGAAGCTTTTAAGTAGATGGCAAATACAACCGTACAGTTAAAAAAATCAGGTGTTACAGGTAATGTTCCAAATTCTCTAAACTATGGAGAATTGGCACTTAATTACGCTGATGGAAAACTGTATTATAAAAACTCTGATGATGTAATTACATTCATCTCTAGTGGTTCAACCACAAATTCTTTTGCAACGATTAATGCAAACAGTTCTTTAATCTTTGCAACTTCTAATACCGATACATTATCTATTGAAGCTGGTAATAATATTACCATTTCAGCCTGCACAGTATCAAAAACAATTACAATAAATTCTGTAAACATAACAGGTGCTACCGGACCAACAGGTCCTACTGGACCAACAGGTCCTACAGGTCCTACTGGATCAACAGGTGTTGAAGGTTCAACTGGTTCAACTGGTCCAATTGGTCCAACTGGACCAACAGGTCCTACAGGTGCCACCGGTCCAGTTGATCCAATAGCTTTTGATACTGCTAATAATGCCTATGCTCAAGCTAATGTAGCTACAAATTTAGCACAATCTGCTTTTGATAAAGCAAATACTGGTAGTGGCGGTGGAAGTTCCAATCTATCATCAATTTTATACACACTCTACTCAGCTCCTATTGGTGATTATGGTTTAATTACCGATAATTTGTATTCAGATTTTGGTGAATATGTAACAATAGAGTATGATTTTCGTTCATCATTTCCATCTGGTAGTGGAGTTCTTGTAAATGACTGGAATTAAATATGAGCTATCTTTTTAAAGGATTTCCTGAAGATATAATAAGATATGTTGATCCTCCAGTAGGTAATTTTGGTTTAATCACCGAACCAATGATTTCTTCATTAGGAGAAGATGTTACAGTACGAGAAAGTTACAGAGATACATATCCTTTTGGTAAAGGAATACAAAAAGTTGATTATGGTTCATTATAAATAGAATAGTATATAGTTAAGGAATAGGAAAATGCCTACACAAGTCCAATTTAGAAGAGGTAATACAGCGCAAACAGCAGTATTTACAGGAGCTGTTGCGGAAATTACTGTTGACACAGAACAAAAAACAATTGTTGTTCATGATGGAGTCACTTCAGGTGGTAATTACCTATCAACAAAAGCTTTTACACAGCAAGTTTATGATTATGCCAATACAATTTCTGGAGGAGCAGCTACTGATAATGTTGCAAGAGCATTAGCACAAAATGCTTACAATACTGCTAATGGTGCAAATGGTTTAGCTCAAGGTGCTTACAATCAAGCCAATACAAATTCTGGTGCAATTACTATTATTCAAGGTGTGGATTCAACACAAAACACCAGATTAGGTTCTATTGAAACAATCAATACTGACCAGAATACAAGTATCAGTATTATTCAAGGTGTGAATTCAACACAAAACACCAGATTAGGTTCTATTGAAACAATCAATACTGACCAAAATACCAGTATCAGTATTATTCAAGGTGTGAATTCAACTCAAAATACACAGATTCAAGGTTTACAAGGCGTAGACCTAGCAACTAATTCAGCTATTAGTATCATACAAGGTGTTGATTTAGGACAAAACACAACCATTACTGCTGTTAACCAGTTTGCTCAAGCAGCATATAATACTGCAAACAGTAAATTTAATTCATCCGGCGGTACAATTTCTGGTGATGTATCCGTTACTGGTAATTTAACTGTAACAGGTGAAACATTTTATGCTAATGTTACCAATTTAAATGTTGATGATAGTTTTATTGTATTAAATGCAAATACTGTAGGAAGTCCTGTTTTTGATGCTGGTATTGAAATTGATCGTGGTACAGCAAATAATGTTTTATTTTATTGGCACGAACTTACCAAATCATGGAAATACTCGGATCATTTACAAATTAATGCAAATGTAGCTTCCGAAAGTTATGTCCTTAATAGTATAATTCCAGTAAATAACTTTGTTCAATCAGCATATAATACCGCTAATGGTGCTAATGGTCTGGCTGCTGGTGCGTACAACCAAGCAAATACTGGAACTGGCATAGCTCAAGCTGCTTTTGATTCATCTAATGCAGTAAATGGTTATGCACAATCAGCATTTTCAACAGCCAATGGTGCTAATGGTCTGGCTGCTGGTGCCTATAATACTGCCAACGGTGCTAATGGTCTGGCTGCTGGTGCTTTTAATAAAGCAAATACCAATGCTGATGCTATTACTATTATTCAAGGTGTCAATTTAGGTCAAAATACCACCATTACAGCAGTAAAT